TAGGCAAGTTGCCAAATATCGAAACAATAAACTACCATTGTTATTTTTACCTACAGTTGTTTATGCATTATGTAAAAGATACAATACAGCATTTGCGTTGATTGAGACTAACAATATTGGCCAACAGGTCGTGGACATTCTACACTATGATCTGGAATATGAGAACATATATAAGCTAGAACACCACCATATTAAAGGACAATCAATTTCAGGTGGTTTCAAGCGTTCTACATCATTCGGTATCAAGACCACAAAATCAGTCAAAAAGATTGGTTGTGCCAACTTGAAGACCTTGATTGAAAATGACAAGTTAATTATCAATGACTTTGACACAATTGCCGAACTTAATACGTTTGTGCGAGTTCGAGACAGTTATGAGGCAGAAGAAGGTAACAACGATGACTTAGTTATGGGTCTGGTGTTATTCTCTTGGTTAACTGCTCAGAGTTATTTTAAAGAAGATACCAATATTGACATCCGTAAGATGATGTTAGAGGAACAAAATATGTTAGGTGACGAAGATTTGGCACCAGTAGGTATCATTGACGATGGCAGACCAGAACCAGTAATTGATTCTGGTGGTACAGTATGGCAAGATGATGTTAGAAGCCGAGGTTATATATCCTCAAATTTTTAAAAACATAAATACAACATACATTAAAAAAATAATTCAGCCCTTAAAAGGAGATTAAACCATGGCTTTTCAATTATCACCAGGCGTGAATGTTTCAGAAGTTGACCTTACAACAGTTGTGCCTTCCACAGCAACAACTATTGGTGGTTTTGCCGGAAATTTTAACTGGGGACCAGTGAATGAGATTATCACAATTAGTAATGAAGTCCAATTAGTAGAAATATTCGGTAAACCAGACAGCAACACCGCAACATCATTCTTTACCGCATCAAACTTTTTACAGTATGGTTCAGATTTAAGAGTTATTCGTTCAGTAGGTTCTACAGCGAATAACGCAACAAACTCTGGAACACCTGTAAGAGTACTTAATGAAACAAGTTACGAACAAAACTTTGCAGCAGGAAGTAATTCGATAGTTTGGGCAGCAAAGTATCCAGGTTCTCTAGGTAATGCAATACGTGTTTCGTTGGCTGACGCTAACGTTGCCACAGGTTGGACATACTCAGGTGAATTTAGTACAACACCTTCCACATCAAGATACGCCGAAAGAGCAGCAACATCTAACGATGAAATTCATATCGTAGTTGTTGACTTAACAGGTGCAATTACAGGTACAGCAAACACTATTGTTGAAAAATTTGGTTTCCTTTCTAAAGCAGGCGATGCTAAGAATTCAGACGGTTCTTCAAATTTTTACAAAGACGTTATCAACAATCAATCCAAATATATCTGGTGGATGGGTCATCCATCAACCGGTGCTAATTGGGGTCAAACTGCCATTCAAGTAGCAAATACTGGTGGTGGTTATGCTGGTCTTGCAGTTAATAACTTTGACTTGTCATCAGGTAAAGATACTGCACCAACTTCAGGTAACAGAAACACTTCTTACGATTTGTTTAACAATGTTGACTCTGTTGATGTTTCTCTATTGATGGCCGGTGAAACTACAGATGATGTAGTGCCTGACAAACTAATTTCTATTGCCGAGTCACGCAAAGATTGTATGGTGTTTATTTCTCCACCATTAACAAGTGTGTTGAATAGTTCAGGTTTAGAAGCATCGAATGTTAAAACTTATCGTGATACTATTACATCTTCTTCATACGCAGTTATGGATTGTGGATGGAAATATCAATACGACAAATACAATGACATATATCGTTGGTTACCATTGAACGGTGATATTGCCGGTCTATTGGTTAGAACTGACGTTGACCGTGACCCATGGTTCTCACCAGCTGGTCTGAATAGAGGTCAAATTAAGAACGTTGTTAAATTGGCATGGAGTCCAACGAAAGCTGAAAGAGATACATTGTACAATGCAGGTATTAATCCTGTTGTAACCTTCCCAGGTGAAGGTACTGTATTGTTCGGTGATAAAACTTTATTGAACAGACCAGAAGCAATGGACAGAATCAACGTTCGTAGATTGTTTATTGTACTAGAGAAAACAGTTGCTCGTGCTTCACGTTCTTCGTTGTTTGAATTCAACGATGAATTTACACGTGCTCAGTTTGTTAACTTGGTTGAACCATATTTGCGTGAAATACAAGGTCGCCGTGGCATCTATGACTTCCGTGTCGTTTGTGATACTACAAATAATACACCGGAAGTCATCGACCGCAATGAGTTTGTTGGTGACATTTATGTTAAACCAGCCCGTTCCATCAACTTTATCCAACTAAACTTTGTTGCAGTCCGTACTGGTGTTGCATTCAATGAAATCGTTGGACGATTCTAATAAATAGAGAGATAGGAGAAAATTAAATGGCATTTAATATTAACGAATTCCGCTCTCAAATGCAGGGTGATGGTGCGAGACCAAACCTCTTTGAGGTAACCATGCCTTTTCCGGCATTTGCTTTACCTGGTAATGCACAAACGAAATTATCATTCATGTGTAAGACCGCACAACTTCCAGGTTCTACTGTTGGCACTGTGCCTGTTCAATACTTCGGCCGTGAGTTGAAGTTTGTAGGTAACAGAACCTTCACGGACTGGACAATTTCAATCATCAATGATGAAGATTTTGTGGTGCGTAATGCATTTGAAAGATGGATGAATGGCTTGAACAGTCATAGTCTAAACGTTCGCAACCCATTGGCACAAACTCCAGGCAGTTATACTGTTGATGGAGAAGTTAAACAATTCGCCAAGAACGGTGACACATTGAAGAAATATAAGTTTATTGGTTTATTCCCAACAGACATTTCTCCAATTGATGTTGATTGGGGTTCTAACGATTCGATTGAAGAATTTACGGTAAATCTATCATATCAATGGTGGGAATCCGTAGAAGATAACGTGGTTTGACGAAAGAGGGGCCTAGGCTCTTCTTTCTTAATATAGGATTATTATACAGTGGCAATTAAACTTTTTGGTTTTACTTTTGGTGATAAAGAAGTCGTTCAGGTTCAAAACCCGAACGAATCTTCTTTTGCTTTACCGACAAGTGCAATAGATGATGGTGCAGTTACTATTACAGGTAACGCACACTATGGTACGTATGTCGATTTAGAAGGTTCAATTCGTAATGAGTTAGAACTAATTACACGTTATCGTGAAATGTCTAATCATCCTGAGCTTGAAATGGCTATTGACGAAATTGTCAATGAAGCTATTACTCGTTCCGAAGAGGGTAAGATTCTTGATATCGTTATGGATAATTTGAAACAACCAGAATCGATTAAGAAAAAGATACGTGAAGAATTCAACAACGTTATGCGTATGTTGAACTTTTCAAATCTTGCCGATGATTTATTCAAACGATGGTATATTGATGGTAGAATTTACTACCACATTGTCGTTAACGAAAAGAATCCAAAAGAAGGCATTAAAGAATTACGTTACATCGACCCACGTAAAATTCGTAAGGTTCGAGAAGTAAAAAAAGACCGTGACCCTAAAACTGGTGCATCGGTTATTAGTTCTATTGCTGAGTACTATGTCTACAATGACCGTGGTACTACAACACAAACATATACTGCCCAAGTTAATCAGGGATTGAGAATTGCTGCTGATGCAGTTATCAACATCAATTCTGGTTTGATGGATGCAAAGAATACATTTGTTATTTCTTATATACACAAAGCAATCAAACCACTTAACCAGTTGCGTATGATTGAAGATGCGGTAGTTATCTATCGTATATCTAGAGCACCAGAACGCCGTATTTTTTATATTGACGTTGGTAACTTACCAAAAGGTAAGGCTGAACAATATCTACGTGACGTTATGGTTAAGTATCGTAACAAGATGGTTTACGATGCCACGACTGGTGAGCTCCGTGATGACCGCAAACATATGTCAATGTTAGAAGATTTCTGGTTACCTCGCCGTGAAGGTGGTAAAGGTACAGAGATTACGACATTACCAGCTGGTCAAAACCTTGGCGAGTTAGAAGACGTTAAGTATTTCAGAAACAAACTGTTGAATGCTTTGAATGTTCCAATTGCACGTTTAGAACCACAACAATCTGGTGGTATGATTGGCATTGGCAGAAGCACTGAAGTAACACGTGACGAAGCCAAGTTTGCTAAGTTTGTACAGAGACTACGTAACAAGTTTACACATATCTTTGATGAAGCTTTGAGTGTACAGTTGACACTTAAAGGTATTTGTACCCGTGAAGAATGGGAAGAATTCAAAGAAGACATTTATTACGACTTTCAGAAAGATAATAACTTTGTTGAGTTGCGTGATGCCGAGTTGTTGCGTGAGAGAATTAATATGTTGACTATGGTTGATCCATTTGTTGGCCGTTATTATTCTTCTGAGTGGGTTAAACGCCATGTGCTGCAATTGACTAAAGAACAAATTGAAGAGATGGAAAAAGAAATTAAAAAAGAAGATGATGATGGTACTGGAGGTTCTGTATTGCAACAAGGCGGAGAACCACCAGCATCACCAGATGAATACCCACCAGTTGACAACACGGCTGACCAAGATGCGACAGAATCTATGACACCAATGTTGGATGCCGAAGTGGATAAATATTCATCGAGTAAGATAAATAAGAAATAATGGAGAATAATTATGGATATTAAAGATTTTATTGATGCTTCAATTGACGGTAATGCCGTAGAAGCACAACAAGCATTGAGTGATGTGATCTCAGCACGTGCTATGGAAGCATTGTCAAATCGCAAAACTGAGATTGCACAAAATTTGTATAACGGTAAAGAAACAGAATCAACCGAAGAACAAGAAGAAGTATGAAATCGTTACAAGAATTAAGAAACATCGTTGAAGAAGAGAAGAAGGACTATTCAAAGTTCGATGCTCTTGTACGTGCTGGTTTAGGTAACAAAGCACAGATTCAACGTTTGCATACTATTCTTGACAAAATGGGTGAAGACAGACCTAACTTTAATAACGCAGATAAAGAAATCATACGTAATATTTTTAATAAGATGATTGATTTGGTTACTAATAATCCAAATATTAATCGTCAAGCTCGCCGTGC